CGAGGGGCGCGATACTATCAATAAAGGCCGCTTCAGGGATCGCAAAGAGCCCGGCACGAAAGAGCCGCTAGGGCCTCCGCCGAAGTGGATTGTCGACAACGACACGATCAAGGCAAAGTCTGCCTGGGAGCTTTTCCGCAAGGAAATCCCCTGGCTGACCGAATCTCACCGAATGCTCGTTGGCATGGCTGCCAACATTCAAGGGCGGATCATGGCCAACCAGGAGGTTGGCGTGCAGGCGATGAACCTTCTGCGACAGATGCTAGGCCAGATGGGCGCTACGCCTTCTGACGCCTCGAAGGTGACGGTTCCGGATGGCGACGAAGAGAAAGACGACCTCCTCGACTGAGGGGCCGGCGCTAAAGCGCGTGTCAGAGTATGCGCGGTCAGTTCTCGATGGCAAAACCATTGCCGGCCCGCACGTTCGCAACGCTTGCCGCCGCCACTTTGCGGACCTGGCCAATGGCCACGAGCGTGGCCTGCAGTGGGACGACGCGGCCGCGTTCAGGGTGTTTCGCTTCTTCGAGGAGCGCCTGCGCCTGAGCGATGGCCAGTTTGATGGCAAGCCGTTCAAGTTGCATCCATCCCAGGCATTCAAGCTTGGATCGATATTCGGCTGGAAGAAGGCGGATGGCACGCGTCGCTTCCGCACCGTCTACATCGAGGAAGGCAAGGGCAACGGCAAGTCGCCGTTCGCCGGCGGTGTCGGTCTGTATGGTCTGACTGCTGACGGGGAGCCGGGCGCGCAGATCTATGCTGCCGCGGCCAAGAAAGACCAGGCAAACATCCTGTTTCAGGACGCTTGCAAGATGGTCCGGCAGGCGCCGGCGTTGAACGAGCGTCTGAAGTTCAGCGGCGGCTTGGGCAAAGAATTCAATATCGCGCACCACAAGTCGCAATCATTCTTCCGCCCGATCTCGAAAGAGGCTGGCAAGACTGGTTCGGGTCCGCGTCCCCACTTTGCACTTTGCGACGAGGTGCACGAACATCCCGATCGTAGCATCATGGAGATGCTGCAGCGCGGCTTCAAGTTTAGACAGAACCCGCTGCTTCTGATGATCACGAACTCCGGCAGTGACCGCAACTCGGTCTGCTGGGAGGAGCGTGAGCGAGCGGTGAAGGTTGTAGCCGGCACGCAAACGCCTGATGAAGAATTCGCCTTCGTCGGTGAGGCGTGGGAGGGCAGCGACAGCGTTTTCGCGTACATTTGCGGCCTGGATAAAGACGACGACCCGATGACGGATCCGTCGTGCTGGGTGAAGGCAAATCCGCTACTGGGCACGATCCTGACGCACGACTACCTAGCCGGCGTTGTCGCCGAGGCGAAGGCGGTTCCTGGCAAGCTCAACAACGTGCTGCGTCTGCACTTCTGCGTGTGGACGGACGCCGACAAGGCGTGGATGTCGCGCGCGACCGTCGAAACGGTTATGGCGCCATTCGATCCGGAAGAGCACGCCGGCAAGGACGTCTATCTCGGCATCGACCTTTCCGGCACGAAGGATATGACCGTCGTTGCGTGCGTCGTGCCGACCGGCATGGTTGATGTGGTCCGTGCTGACAGCAGCACCGCTACTCTTCCGACCTACGATGCATGGATTGAGGCATGGACGCCGGGCGACACCCTAGCGGCGCGCACAGCGGCCGACAAGCAGCCATATGACGTCTGGGTCCGCGGCGAGTTCCTGAACGCTCCGCCTGGCCCGCGCATACGCTTTGATATCGTTGCCGCCCGTGTGGCCGAGATCAACAGCACCTACAATGTTCGGGCGATCGCGTATGACAACTATGCGTTTGCGAAGTTCAAGGATGAGCTCGACGCTTTCGGCGTTGAGGCCGAGACCTTGCCGCACCCGCAGGGTGGGAAGGTGAGGGCAAGGCCATCCGAGGCACGCGTTGAGGCGGCCAAGGCAGCCGGCGAAAAGCCGCCGCTTGGTCTTTGGATGCCGGGCTCTGTCACCGAGTTGGAAAACCTCATCATTGATGGTCGCATCCGACTTCGCAGCAACCCTGTCCTGATGACTGCGCTCATGGGCGCCACGTTCAATCATCCGCCAGATCCTCACGGCAATAGGTGGTTTGTGAAGACGCGCGCCTCGGTTCGCATCGATGCTGCGGTTGCCATGGCCATGGCGGTTGGCGCAGCGGCAGACGGAAGCGTCGAAATCAAGCCGGCGACATCCCCCTGGGAAGATCCAGAATTTAAGATTGCCGTCGTGTGACGGCGGCAAGGTGGTTTGATGTTTGGAATAACGACGACCCGCACCGCCGATAAGCGGGTCGCGGAGGCGGTGGCGGAGACGCGCGCCAGCCTTGAGGATCCGAGCGTGCCGCTTTCTGACGTCGGCGCGTGGCGCGCACTGATGAACGACTGGCACAGCGTGGCAGGCGTCGTCGTCAACTACGAGACGGCGCTAGAGGTGCCGGCTGTTTGGTGTGCGGTCAACTTCATTGCGAATACGATCGCCAGCTTGCCATTGCATCTTTATCGCAAGGGCAAGCAAGGCCGCGAGACGGCGGACAATGATCCGCTTTATGCCATCCTTCACGACGCGCCGAATGAGGAGCTGACGTCCTTCGACTGGCGAAAGGGAATGATGGTCAACGTCTTGACCTGCGGCCGCGGCGTTTCGTTCATTGAGCGCAACAAAGCCGGGCGCGTCATGAACATTTGGCCGCTCGATCCCGACCACCTGACGATCAAACGCCAGGACGGCAAGAAGATCTACGAATATCAGGACGGTGGCCGCAAGGTAACTTACAAGGCCAGCGAAGTCATTGACCTGACTTTCATGCTCCGCAAGGACGGCGTGAGCCACGTCGACCCGATCAGCAAACTGAAGGGCGCTGTTGGCCTGGCGCTGGCGCTTGACGATTACGCTCGCAAGTTCTTCGCGAACGGTGGCGTGCCGCCTTTGGCCCTTTATGGGCCTATGCCGTCGCCAGCAGCTGCTACGAGGGCGTCGCAAGACGTTGAGAAGGCGGTTCGAGACGCCAACGCCGAGCGTCGAAACGTCATGATCATGCCGACAGGGCATGAGTTGAAGCCGGTTGGCGTCGATCCGCAGAAATCTCAGATGACTGAGGCGCGGCAGTTCCAAATCGAGGAAATTGCCAGAATTTACGGCATCCCGCCGGTATTTTTGCAGGATCTGACGCACGGCACGTTCTCGAACACCGAGCAGCAGGACTTGAATCTCGTCAAGCACCTGATTGCGCAGTGGGTCAAGAAGATCGAGCAGGAATTCAACCTCAAGCTCTTTTCGGCTCGCAACACGTCGAAGTTCATCGAGTTCAACCTCGACGGACTCTTGCGCGGCGACTTCGCGACGAGAATGGCCGGCTACGCCCAAGCGATCCAGAACGCCATCAACACTCCGGATGAAGTCAGAGAGATGGAAAACTGGCCGACGCAGGGCGGCGACGCTGCAAAGCTTCATATCCAGGGCGCGACTGTACCTCTTGGCGAGCAGGCGAAGGCAGGCGCTGCGGCGCCGCCAGCGGCCACACCGGCCAACGACAACAAAAACGATGGGGCAAAGGCCGCATGATCAAGATCGAAAAGCGCAGTCATACTGGAGCGGTTGAGCATCGCGCCGACGATGGCAAGCGAACATTGGTGGGCTACGCTGCGGTCTGGAACAGGCTGGCTGACATCGGCGGGTGGTTTCAGGAGCAGATCGCACCAGGCGCCTTCACCGACGCCATCAAGGGCGACGTTCGGGCGCTCGTCGACCACGACACCGGCCGAGTGATCGGGCGCACCAAGAGCGGCACGTTGCGGCTCGCTGAGGACGGCACTGGCCTGCGTGTAGAAATCGATGTGCCCGACACGAGCGACGGCAACGACCTATGGGTACTTGTCGAGCGCGGCGATATTAGCGGCATGAGCTTCGGTTTCCGGGTCACCAAGGAGACTTGGGACGAAACCGGCGACGTTCCGGTTCGCACCATCCAGGCGCTTGAGCTGATGGAAGTTTCTGCTGTCGCTTTCCCCGCCTACGACGACACGACGATCGGTCTGCGGTCGCTTGAGGAGTGGCGGTCAGCGCATTCTGTCGAGCCACCCGTTACCACCACAGAAATTCCCGATCCGGCGGCAGCGCCGGTGAGCAAGGCCGCCCACCGAGCGCGCCTGAAGATGGACTTTGATCTGAAGGTCCGCACCACACGGTAACGGCGCTGCCGAACCGCACCACCAAACCACCACAGGCCCGCTTTCGCGGGTCTTTATTTGGGAAGAACACATGAAAATCTCTGAAATGCGCGAGAAGCAGCAGCGCCTCGTAGCCGAAGCACGTGCGCTTCGCGACGAAATCAAGGACGATACCGCCGAGGCGCGTGTTGCCGAAATCGACGCCGCTCACGATAAGGCGATGGCTGAATATGACAGCCTTGAGGCCCGCATCAAGAAGTTCGAAGAGGCCGAAGCCCGCGAGCGCGATCTCGATTCTGCTGACGAACGTCGTCCGCTCGGCGAGAACCGCGCGCTGAACGCCGGCCAGGTCGAAAAGACCGCCGACGAAAAGTATGCAGAAGCATTCCGCTCGTTCCTCCGCTTCGGCCGCGGCTCGCTTCCGGCGGAACAGCGCGCCATCCTGAAGGTTCTTGAAGAGCGCGGCCAGTCGGTCGGCAATCAGACGCAGGGCGGCACTCTCGTCCCCGGCCAGTTCCTGACCGAACTCGTCAAGT